TCAGTACGCTCCTCCGCCGGCCACGGCCGCGGTGTTCTCATCCACGAATCCCGGGTTGGCCTTCACCAGATACCAGTCCGGGTCGATGCAATCCTTCCACGCGCCTTTCTCGCCGTCCAGGCCCGTGTAAGTGCGGTAGCAGACGATGGACTGCCAGCAGTCCTCCACCACGAACCACAACGGGCTGTTCATCGGACCGATGGGTTGATTCACGTCGTAGTCGAACCGGTCATTCAAGAGCATCAGGCTGGACTGGTCGGCGATGCTCCGCCCGCCGCCGGGGGCGGGTTCAAACACCATCGCCGGCCCGATCCCGCGGTCCGTGATGTCCCGGTTCTCCAAGGCAAACTGCTCGATGATGGTGCTTCCCTCCTCGGCACTCGGCACGGGCGCGCCGCCCATGCGCGGGTCGATGAACCGGCGGTAGATCGGTTCCGCTTTCGTTCCGTCCCAAACGCCTTTCTCTTCGTTCCAGACCCAGCCTTCTGCCTCGAGGATCAAGCGTTTGTATTCCACGATCCCGCGGCCGAACCCGGCCCGTTGCGCCGGCCCGGCCGCGCCGTCATGGCGATTGCCGGGCACCGCCCATTCGCCGTGCTGGGCGTAGTCGGGCCATTCGCGATAGACGAACACCATCTCGCGGTCCAGGTAAGGAACGCACCGATACCACTTCAGGAACCAATTCTTCGCGGCGCCAGGGTCGGCCACCAGGTAGTTGGTTCCGCGCTTGCCCAACCGCGGGTAGAGTGATTCCCACGGCCGGGGTGGGACCAGACTGCAGTTGGCTCCTGGCCGCTGGATGATGTGGACCTCGTTGAACTTCCCGATGGCCGTGCCCGCCTGTTTCTCCGGCCAGCCGTATGCCCGCGCCTTGACATAGGAGGTCGTTTTACCATCCACCAACTTCTCCAGTTCGCCCTCTTTGCGGAACGGGTTCCATTCCGTGAACGGGCATATCACGGCGGCGCTTGCCTTCCGGCACTTCAGGATGTACGGCATCATGCCCCGCGGGGCACCGATCATGTTCGGCAGATTGATTCCCGGCAGGAACTTCGACGGTCGAAACTCTACCACCGTCGCGCCGGCCAGGTATTCCGCCACCGTCGGCGTGTAACCCTCGGTCGGGGTGAACGTAATCAGAATCTTCCCGTCCCGGCCCAACAGGCGGGTGCGAATCTCCTCCAGGTGTGCCAGCGGGATCAATTCATCCGCGCACACGCCCCGGAGTTTGTACCCGGTCAAGACTCCGGGTTCCTGCTTGTAGAAGAAGAAAAAACCCCGGCTTCCGTTCGGCAGGTTGAACCGGTCATCCGAGAACCCATTGTGCGCCGTGTAGCTGACACTGATCTGCGACCCTACCTTGCCGAGAGCGCGCCACTCGGGCGGCAAGAAACGCCACACAATTCGCTGTTGCTGATTCTTACTCGAATCCTGTGTCGAGTGCATGAACGCCCAGTCGATCCCGGGCTGATTCACGAGTTGTTCCACGCCGTACTTCACCGAGAACCATGTCTTGGTCGAATCATTTCCTGCGATCACGGCCAGTTCCGTGTGAGTATCCAGGAGCCGGCGTGCGTCCGCCCACCACGGCACTTCATAACCGTGTCGGAGCGGATCTTCCACCATCAGTCGGATCGTTTCCTCGCGTTCCTCCAGGCGCGCCGCCAGGCGGCGCTTGCCATTGGGTTGGCGCAGCCACCAGGCAACCTCCTGCTCCGTCGGCAGTCGAACCACCGGATTCGGCGTCGGGGCAGACTGTTCTGGCGGTTCAACGGTCATTGGGGGTTTCCCGTCGGCAGATAGAAACGCCTCACCATTGTCAACCCCGGGTGGCATCGCGAACACTGGTGAAATCGAAAGACCCGATCTCGAATTCATTCAGTTTGTCCCGCACGATGATTTCCAGACGGTGGAAGGGTAACATTCTCGGCTCACGTTCCGTTGGATTCGCAAGGCGTTTGCGGTCCTTCGCCTCCCGCATCGCGGCCAATCGGCGCAACATCCCCTCGCGGCGCGTCTTAAGTCTCTGGTAGTGTCGGCTCATCTGTGATCAACGGCGGATATTCTGTTGTTCGGCGGCACTTGCGTATAGTGCTTTGCGAACTGTTCGTGGGTGATTTGCTTTGAGTAGTCACACCACATTCCGGCGTGGCGTTCTTGCCAAGCGACCGTTACATGAGTGAGTCGGTATCGCCGCCAGAGGTTTGTGTTGTTGGACGTTGCCGCCGAACCATGCGCTGCACGAGAATCGCCCTTGCGCTGGGCAGTTCGTGAGGGCTTGGCTTCGGCTGGCCGTTTTGATTTGCGTGAGTTGGTTTTCATTTTGACGGGCGATCTGTGAGCTTTTTGTTAGCAGGCCAGCGGTAGCCCGCGGGTTGTCGAACATCTTTCATTGCACAGTTTCACGTAATCCGGGTTGAGTTCCACGAGCACAGCGCGCCGCCCGGCTTCCAGCGCCACTTGTCCAGTTGTTCCGCTACCACCGAACGGATCGAGCACCACACCGTCGGCAGGGCATCCGGCCACGATGCAGGGCCGGATCAGGTCGGGCGGGTAGGTTGCGAAGTGCGCGCCCTTGAACGAGAACGTCGGCACTGTCCACACGTCGCGCTTGTTGCGAGTCCCGCGTTCGATGTCCTTGTTTGCGAAGTGCGCCATTTCGCCGTTGTCGTTTCGGTCGCCGTTCTGTTTGCTCCGACCATGCCCACGCTTGCGCCAGCACTCTTTACGCTCTTGGACGGCGGCTTCGTCCCAGTAGTATTTTTCAGCCTTGGCGAACATGAACAGGTATTCGTGCGCCTTGGTCGGCCTCCGTATTCCGAGAGGTTCAGGCATCGGGTTGGGTTTGTGCCAGATGATGTCAGACCGGAGTTGCCAGCCATCCGATTTGAGCGCGAGCGCCACGCGCCACGGGACACCGGAAAGACTTTTGCCTTCGTAGGTGTCTCCGAGGTTCAGCCAAAGTGTGCCGTCGTCGCGGAGCACGCGCCACACTTCCGAAAAGACTTGGCGCATCGTTTGCACGAAGGCTTCAGATGTTTCCTCTTGGCCGATTTGGTCGGTGTGGTTGTAGTTGCGGAGTCCCCAGTACGGCGGGCTTGTGACACAGCAGTTCACGCTTTGGTCAGGTAGTGCGCGCAGGGCGGAGCGGCAGTCTCCGTTGATGATAGTCAGGGGTTGGCCTGCTAACAATGGCGCTGCACCGAATGACTGCCCCGCTGGGCGGCTCGTTAATTCGGACGGTTGGGATGGGGCAGTCATCGGTGAGCTTATTCGTTAGGCGGCAGAGCGCGTATCTTGCGTCGAGCCGCCGATGTCGCACGCACATGACGAAAAGCACGAAACAGAATCTTGTAGCCTCGCCCCCACCGCTTCACGCGGAAGTCGAGGCGATGCACCAGTCCGCAGTCGCAGCACATCATCTTGTAGCCTTTCATCACTGGTTTTACCCACTCGCCTTCTTCCGGTTTAGTGTATCTCGCCATAGATTTTATCCCATGCCGCCTAACCATGTCACTTCAGCGAACCCGGCATGGGCGTCCGGGTTGCAGATTCAGCGTCCCTTGTGCCGGGTTCGCTGAGTTCCGGCGTTCACGTTTTGGTTTTTGTCGGACGCGAGCGGCGGCCCATCCCGTCGCTCAGTTTTATCGTTCGACCAATGCGCGAGCACCTGCACACACAGAGCGCCAAGGTCTATTGCTTCTTGCCGGATGCGTTCCGGCGATCCGCCTTCGCGCCGAGCCTTCAGAATCGCCTGGCACAGTTCTCCGGTTTCCTCCGCGATGGCCAGGCCAAGAGTCTCAAAGTCCTGCTCGTCCCATTTCTCAAGGTTGCCTTGGGCGCGGAGCATGACGCCAGTCCCGCCATAAATGACATGCATCCCCTGTTTGAAAAGGGACGCCCGAGCCGACTCCGTGAGCGCGTTCGCCTCCGAGCGAACCTGACGCGCAATGCGGCTGCCCTCGGTTTGAGTCGGGTAGTCGAAATTCCGGCGCGTACTGGCCATCCGCACTTTCACCTGGTCCACTGCTCGGTCAAAAGTGAAGTCGCAGCACTCTTCGACGTGTTGGCCGTCCACCCACACATGCCACACTTTGTCCTCGCGGAGCAGTCGCACGTCACTGGTCGCCGAACCAGGCGGTCCAGCCAATGACGCCTGTTGCGTCTCGATGGATGGTGGAGCTTCTGGAGGCGTCATGGCTGACCTTTCGTGTTAGACGACAGCCGCGTGGTTGGCGTCCCAGTAACTTTTGCGCACGAGCAGTGGAGACGGCCCGCTCTGTACGACGCGCTTGCTGTAGCTCTTGTGCTCTTTCGGGATGCGGGTCGTTACGCTCAGGTCGCACACGTCCCCGTTCGGATACACCTCGATGTAGGTATCGTCCAGGTGGTCATTGGTGCTGTCTTCAAATACGATGTTTCCAGTTTTCATAATTGTCGTCTCACTCAATCGTTCGGCTGCTAGCCGCGTATGCAAAGCATGCCACATTGAAGCGTTTTGGGTTCATGTCCTTCGCCGCGCCCGAGCCAACATCGCGGAAGCCATTGGCATCACACCACTCGAAGAAGACTGCGTAGGGGTCCGGAATGGCCGAATCAGCCGCAGATCGCGTGGTCGGAATCTGCTGAGCCCGATGATTCCATGCCTTAAGTGCCTGTTCCGGTTTGTTCCAGGCGCTGCTGCCCACGCGGCTCCCGCAGACTGCGCAGCGAATGTAGTAGCTCTCCCGGCCCCAGAAAAAGTCTTGGTGCACGTCGCCCGCACCGCCACAGAACGGGCACGGGAGCGCGTTGGACCGCTCGGAGAACTCGGGTGTCTTTGGCGTGCTCATGTCAGTCGATCAGCGTTAACGATCCACGCCTTTGAGCTTCGTTTTGTACTCTGTGCCGAGCGTCCAGTGTAAGGCTTTGAGTTTTGACTCGGCCGCGATTTGTTCCAACGCGCGCGGCGCGTTGATGTCGATGGTTGCCAAGCTCCCCGTAAGGACGTGCTGGTAATCCTGTTCGATCGCTTTGATGTTCGCTTTGATCTCGTTTTCGGTTTTCATGTTATGCTCAAAGGCTGTCTGGTTTATGACGCCAGCACGTTCGACGGTAGCCGTCCGGGGTTGGAGTTCCGCAGGTGTCCGGCTCCCAGCAATCCGGCTCGTCGCAGCAGGTGCGGATTGTCTGGTCGTGGCATTTGGGGCAGGCTAGAAGTTCGCAGCCTACGTTGAACGGATCGGGAGCGCGGAGCACGGTTGCGCTGTCGCCATGCCAGCCACAGCGCCAGCGCGCCGAATTGCAAACCAACCTAACCGACGGGATGTCAGGGGCGGCTCTCATCATAGCTAGCTAACTTGGCTCATCACGTCATGTTCCGTGTCGCCCTGTCCGGCAAAGCGATCCACGAAGCGCGTCTGTTCCGGAAAAAACACGAGCTTGACGTTCCCCAACGGCCCGTTCCGCTGCTTGAGAATGACCAGGTTTACGGGCACCACCTTGGCAAATTCATCAGCGTCCTTCTTGACCGGCCGGTGCAGAATCACCACCACGTCGGCGTCTTGTTCGACGGCACCCGAATCCCGGATGTCTGAGAGCCGCGGCATACGGTTTCCGTCCTTCTCGATCTCCCTGGACAGTTGGGTCAGTCCGATCACTGGCACGGCCAGTTCGCGTGCCATCGCCTTCAGTCCTGCGCTGACTCGGGTTATCCGATCCACCTGACCGTCAGCCCCCTTGGCAGTGGCAAGCTGCAGGTAATCGACCACCAACAACCGGCAACCGTATTGCTGCACCATCCGGCGCGCCCTCCCCCGAAGAGCCGTGATGTCCAAGCTCGGGGTGTCGTCCACGAAGATTGGCGCCTTTTGGATGTCGGGCCAGACCTCAGTAAGCTGCTCCAAGTCAATACTGCTCGCGTACCCCGTGCGGACGTGATGCATGTTGGCCTTTCCGCGGGCGCACAACATGCGCAAGGCCAGTTCAATGTCGCGCATCTCCATTGAGAGGACGCCGACCGGCAGGTGCTGACCAATCGCGACGTTCTCCACGATGTTCATGGCCAGCGCCGTTTTGCCCGTGCTGGGTCTGCCCCCGAGAATGACCAACTCCCCGGGGTGAAGACCTCCCGTCATTTTGTCCCAGTACGAGAACCCAGTAGGCAGACCCTCGATCAGCGCGCTGCCGCGGGCGGCATTGTCCAGTGCCTGGCGCAGAATCTCCAGCGCCTCCGCCAACGGGCGGATCGTCCGAGCGGAAAGGTTCACTTTCGTTGCGCCCAGGACATCGCGTTCGATTTCGTCCAGGAGTTGATCCACTCGTTCGCCTTGGTAGTCCCAGAGTTTCCCAGCGCACTCGGTCAAGGTTCCGATCAGCCGACGCCGCAACCACAGATCACGCACGAGACCGTAGTATTCCTCCCAGTTCAGCGCGGTCGAAGCGGCGTCGGGCAGGGTGCTCACGTAGCCTCCGCCTCCGACTTGTTCCAACTCGTCACCCACCGAGAGCCGGGCAACCAGCGTGTCCACGGCCACCGGGCGGCCGTGGTTCACCATGTTGGCTAGATGCGCGTAAAGTCGGCGGTGGCGCAGGTCGTAGAATGCCTCCTCGGGCAATTGTTCGATCACCGGGGGCAAGACATGGCTCGGATCCAGCAGGCAACAGCCCAGCAGGCCGCGTTCACCTGCGTCACTGTGAGGGGGCAAACGGTCGATCATTTCGTCGGTTCCTTTTGGGGGAGTTCAGCCCTCCCCGCCAGCAAGTCTTTTACGATTTCCAAGCGGGCACGCAGCGCCTTGAGTTCGTCTTTGGCGCTCGCTGGACACTCGTCGTCATGGTTCGCGCTCACCGGGTTCGACGGGTGTTCCAGGATCAATTCCTCAAGCCGTTTTTTCTCGTGTTCCAGTTGACGCTGTTGGACGAATGGGCTCTGGGCCGGACCTGCAAACTGGCCAGGACTGAGGTTCTTTCCGTTCACCTCGCAAAAAATTTCCGTGAACGAGGTAGCGAAGCCGTGGATGCTTCTCGCCCGCTCACAACAGAAGGAGTTCACAGCCCATGCCTTCTTTGCTACCTCCAGCAGTTCTGCGACTGGTTTCCCACGTTTCAACATCATCCGCACTCCCTTGCCGTCCCTTCCTCCGTCGAACGGATAGTCCACCTCGAACCGGTCCCGGTAGTTTTCCATCCAGCCCGCAATGAACTCCTGATGTGGCGTAGAGGATACCTGCGGACTGGCCTCGGCTTCTGGAAGAGCGTCTGGGACCTCCCCCTCGACACTTCCGACAGGAAGTGATATTGTACTTATATCTGCTTCTGCTTCTGCCTTGGCTAACAGAGGTTTACCTGAGTTAACAGTGTTTACAGAGTGTTTACAGCTAACCTGCTGCTCTCCAATAAGTTCCATCTGCTGCTCAGGGTCGTTTTTTTCGTCGTTTTTACACTGTTTACCAGCACCGGAATTCCCGGGATTCCCGGGAAATTTGTTTACGGGAGTTAACGTAGCTAACGGAAGTTTACAAGTCCTGTAGAGTCGCATGTAGTCGCGCATGTAGTCGCGTCGGTTTTCGTCGTCGCGTCGGTTGCGGTAAGCGATGTAGTTGACCAGGAGCCATCCGCCCTTTGCTTTCATCACGCGGCGGCCGTCCGCAGTCGGGTTGTCGCCGTGAATGTCTTTGGACTCCGGATCAGGAGACTGCAAGGTCAGTAGTGCCGCCTGGGTCTCTTGAAGGCTGAGGTTTGAAAGTCTCGCCAGGCCAGGCAGGGCGGCTTCCACGAAACCCGTTGCATCGCAATTGGCGAGCATCGAAATGAATAGGAGTCTGACCTCCTTCGTTTCGGACCAGAGCGAACTCTGGGTGATTGAGGAATAGAGTTTGGCGTGGGCCATTCAGAGCGGCCTTTCGTAGGGGCTACAAGGGTTTGATCCACAGTCCGCGATCGAGTTTGAAAGTCCACTGGCGGCCGTACCGGTTGAGCAAGACTTGCTGGGGTCCTCTCCGGCGGACTGCCGGGGTCCAGCGCCAACCCTCCTCGGAAAGCAGAAACACGAGTCTGTTCCACCGGATCCTCCGCCAGGCTAAACTTGGAGGCAACGGCCGCTTCATGCCCCGGCGCCGAACGGTGCGCGGGAGCGAACCCGGCGGGCGCGTCGTAGAGTCTCGTGCTACGGGTCTCATTGATCTCTTACCATCTCCCGCGGTAGCGCGGAGCCCGGCCCACCAGCTCATACAAGTCGCCTTCGATCTGGCGCGCCTTGATGACCATTTTCGGCATGAAATTGGAGCTGTCACTCACCCTCACTCGCACGGAGGAGCCGCGGGCATCCTCAGCCAGCAGCAAGTGCCGATTCGCAAACAACTTCAACACCGTAAACCGCTCCGGCTCAGGTGTTCTTTCGTTGTCAGCGGCCTGCGTTTTTTCGGGCGCCGGTGAATCAAGAGACTCCCCGCGGACCTGGCGCCGCAACGTATTGACCCCGGCGGGGCTCCAGTAGAAAGTTTTTCCAACCCGGCGCAGGGCTTCAGGAGCACCACAAGGGACATCGAATCGCGCCTTGCGCAACCACGCACGCGAGACGCCCAAGTAGCTGGCGACCTGCTCTTCCTTCATCCATCCTTCAAGGGTAGTCATAAGAACCTCTTTAACTGATTATTCGCTTCCGTGAATCCATCACGTTAGACGGCCCTCGCCGGTTGAACGCACCCCCCCCCCCGGTCGTCGCCGCGGGCGCGGGAACACATCGAGGTTGGTGGCGGGCGGCTGGCTCGGATGCATCAGGACCTGCATCAGGAGGCTGAAATAGCTCAGAACGGGCGGCCGGACCGGGATAGACACCTGATGACGTATCAGGCTCGCGCGGACTGGCGGGCTGGTCCAGTAGCCTGTCCCCCGGACCGCTGGTGGTGGACACAGCGCCGCCAGGAACCCCCTTTGAAGGCTCGTCAACGTCCTCAACGTCAATCACTTGCGCATCGATCCAGCGGTCGAACCGGGCAGGGTCGGAGGTCTCTCTTTTTACGTGCAGAATCTGCCCCGGCAACCCGTCCAGGAGCTGTGCCTTGTCGATGGCGATGCCCGCGAGGGCCGGGAGCACCTGCAGAGGGATGGCGTCGATGGACTCGATGAGTCGCTCGACCGACATCCGAGACAGGACGCGGAATCCGGCTGCCGCCTCTGAGCGTAGCTGCTCTACTAGGCTGGGCCGCAGCATGATGAGGCGGGCGACCGTGTTGCGCGACACCGCGTAGGCGCGTGCTGCGGCGCTGATTGACTGGCCACTCGCGACACAGCGGATTATCTCCTCCACGCGCTCAGCGTTGCGGGACACGCGCTCGCAGGAAAAAACGCGCCGCTGCCGCGCGGGGGACAGCAGTAATTCCCAGCCGTCGGGCAGCGCCGCTCCGGGAAAAAACTCCGGCTGGATGGCGGCGGCTCCGCCAGTGGCCTGCGTCATATTACCTCCCGGCGCCCGGCCATGCGGCGGCGCAACTCACCCTCGGTCCGCGCTCCGATCCCGGGCCCGTCGGGCGCCGTCCACTGCTCCACCATGCGATTGATGCTGGATGCAGGGATCCGCAGATCCCGACCTATCCGCACCACGCGTTCGAGGGCACCCGCACGCACCTGGTCGCGGACCCACCGGGCAGAAAAACTGAGCAGCAGCGCCGTCTCGGGCACCGAGTAGTATTTCTCGACGACGCGGCGGGCGCGCTCACCCTGGAGCCGATGCACCTCACCCAGCAGCTCCCGACAACGATGCTGCAGGGCAGTGATGAGATCATCAGCAGACTGGACCGACACGGGTGCGCTCCGTGAATCGAGGCCGGCCTCGCGGGTCGGCCCAGCCGATTGCTCGGCTGTCCCAGGTTTGTGAGGGGACGCACCCATGCCGGTAAAATCAGTTGCGGGACGTGGACTCGGGATTCTGGCTCCTGAGATACAGGACCATGTGCCGGAGCGCGCGCTCACGCGACCAGGCGCGGCTGGGGCGGCGCAGGCGATTCACGATCAGCACGACCGCGCAACCGGACAAACATCCGAGGTAGAATTCGAGCATAGGGGGAATGGGGTTGGGGGATCGAACTCCGCGAAAAATCGACGGACGTTGCGTGACTGGAGGAAATGAGTCATGCGACAACCCGCGCATTGGGGGCCTCCTGTTGACCGACGGGCGACATCACCAGACCGCGCCGGCGACACTCCTGACGGATCTGCGACTCGACCCAATTGCTAAAATTCCGGGACTCACCACGCGCGAGCGCGCGCCCTTGGCGGATGATTGTCCGCGGCAGGGTGATGTTAACTCGGGTCTTCACGCGCACACAATGCGCATGGTATGACCTACGGTCAAGTCCAAAACAGCAGGTCCAGCAATTGCAGCAACCCTAATCCTGCTGGGTGCGCTGCATTAGTTCCCCTGCAATCGCAAATTCGAGCTTGACGATAAACAGTTATCGAGTATAGTGAGCGCATGAACTGGAGCGGAATCCCCGCCGTTCGCTCTAGTGATTTTGTTCGGCGGGGGGAAACGAAAAAAAATGAAATACACAATAGAAACAGTAGATGGCACCGGACAAATCACCACCCTCGCGAAATTTGTCGATCACGAGGAGGCCGTGGCGGAATTGCAACGGCAATGGGATGCCGGCAACGTAACGGCCCACATTTCCGAGGACCACGACGAACGATGAGGCGAGCATGAAAGCAAACGCACTCAAGAGCATGGAAACCGGAATGAAGAATGTCGCATCCCGCATGGTGGCTGCTGAAAACAACTTCGTGGAAGTCCTGATGAACTTCGGCGAAATCTCAAAGGCGGATGCCGAGAAGGTGCTCGCCGTGTATCGCAAGCTCAAGCTGGTCAAGATGGATGCCGTGATGGGCGTGATGAGCGTGAAGCACGGTGCGTATCTCGACAAGGCGACCATCGCCAACGCCTTTGAACAGAAAAACACTGAGACAAAATGAAAAATAACGAAACCATCCCCGGCGCATCCACCGTAGCCTCCGAAATTCTCGGACGCGCGTTTGACTCCAAACATTTCCGCTACCTGAGAGATCACTGTCACAACCCGGTAATCATCGTCGATGCCGACGGAATGCGTATCGGGCCTGACTCGTCGCTCGTGCCGAATGACGGTATTGAGTCGGATGTGGATGGGGAG